ATAGTATCATTATGGTAATAAGTCAATAGGCAAAATACCTGTTTCCGTAGAAACATCTTGCATTATCAGAAAATTCGATATATACTAAATTCGAAATCTAATTGAGCGGCCGCAATTTGTGTGGCCAACGTCGGATCTGAGCACCCGGCATTCCCAAGTATTGGGAGTGTCGGGTGTTTTTCGTTTCCAGGAGCAGAGATGCGGTTTATCGATGATGTGCTGGTGGTGGCGGGGGCCGGAGCTATTGTTATTGGCGTCTCGCTGGTCAATATACCTGCTGCGTGGATTGTGGCGGGTGTGTTGTGCATCGCCGGTGGCATTGTTTACGGCCTGGCCCAGCGCTCCGGAGGCGTGAAATGATCGTATCCAGAGCGCTAAAGTCTTTCGGAAACAGCAAAACCGTAACGCAAACCCTACCGGAAGTGGTGGGTAACTTCGGCAGCCGAACCGTATCCGGGCAGATCGTTAACCCGGAAACCTCCAGATACATCGCCAGCGCGTTCCGCTGCGGCAATATCATCAGCGACGACGTGGCCAAGATGCCGCTGCAGCAGTTTGTCAAGCGCTCATCGAAGCAAATCGAGCAGGTGCAGCCCGATTCGCGCACGCTCAACCTGGCTTACTTGCTCGAAGTCTCGCCCAACCAATGGGGCTGGACGCCGTTCCTGTTCAAAAAAGCGGTTATCCAGTGGCTGCTGTACTGGGGAAATGCTTTTATCTGGACGCCGCCGGTCTGGCCGCGGCAAATGCTGATCTTACCAGCGGATACAACCTATCCGGTTTTTGATAACAGCGGCGCGCTGTGGTATCACGTGATTTTTGACGGCAAGGCCGACTACCTGCCTGCGGTGGAAGTGCTACACCTGCTGATCAATCCGGATACGACCGGGTTTGAAGGTCGCTCGGTGATCACTTATGCGTCAGAGTCGCTGGGCAGGCAGCTGGGCGCTTATGACACTCAGAGTCGCTTTTACAGCCAGGGGTTGAGCGCGGCCGGGATCCTGTGGACGGCCGGTGAAGTGGACGCCGCGGCACGCAAGAAGATCCGCGAACAGTACGAGAGCGCCATGAGCGGCTCGACGAATGCATACCGGATTGCGGTGATGGATCCAAAGATCACCAAGTTCGAGCAAATCACGATGAAGCCGGTGGACATGCAGTTTCTGGAGTCGATCCAGGCGACGGACGTGGATATTGCCAACTTTTTCGGGCTACCGCTCTATAAGCTCAACATGGGAAAACAATCCTACCAGAGCAACGAGCAGCAGAACCTGGACTATCTCTCGACGACTCTTGACCCTTATCTGGTGCAGTGGGAGCAGGCCGCACGGATCAAATGGATCAGCGAAGCCGAGCAAAACTATTCTTATTTTAAATTTATCCGCGAGGCCTTGCTGCGGACAGACTCGAAAACGCGCGCGGATTACTTGAGCACCAAGATCCAAAGCGGACAGATGACACCCAACGAAGCGCGCGCCATCGAAGACCAGAGCGGATACGCCGAAGGCGATACGTACTGGATGCCCGGGAACATTCTCAAGATCGGAGGGAACAACACCCCATGACCACGCCTATTCGTTTATTCGCGGGCTCTGCCAAGCCTTTTACAGCATTCTGGAAGCTGCGTAATGCGGCTGAGACCGGCGCCGATCCTGAGATCGAGTTTGACGGCGTGATCTCCGAGTATTCCTTTTTCGGGGATGAGGTCACTCCGAAAATGTTCAAGGATGACCTGAATAAGATTGGGCAAGGTGGGCCGGTGACGCTGCGCATTAACAGCCCGGGCGGCGATGTGATCGCGGCCAGTGTGATCCGGTCGATCCTGGTTGATTATCCCGGCAAGGTGACAGCCCGCATCGATGGGATCTGCGCCAGCGCGGCCACGATCGTGGCGCTGGGTGGGGATGTGGTCAGGATGCAGGACAGCAGCTACATGATGATCCATGACCCGGCAGTCGGGATTATGGGTTATTACCAGGTCGAAGAGCTGGCGCTGATGATCGATACCCTGAAATCGATCAAAGACGGGATCGTCAACGTTTACGAGGGTAAGACCGGGATGAGTCGGGACCGGTTGGGTAAGCTGATGAAAGACGAGACCTGGATGGATGCCACCGAAGCTACCCGGCTGGGGTTTGCGGATGAAGTGATCGGTGGAAAAACGAAGGCCGTTTCTGCGGAAACGATTTCCAACCTGTATGGCAATATCGCGTTTGTCAACGCGTTGCAAAGTTTTATCAATGTGCCGCCTGCGTTGCTCTTAAACCAGCAGCCTGGCGCATCTGAGAAAGAGCGCCAGGCGCAGCGCCTTGCTGCTCACGCCAAACAATATTTGATCAAGGAGTAAGACCATGAACCTGAAAGCCCTGTACGATAAAGTTTTGCAGGCGGACGCCGCGCGTAACCTGGTGGCGCAGGATATCGTCCGATTGAATGACGAGGACAAGTTTGACGATGCCCTCGCCTTGCAGCCCAAGCTGGAAGGCCTGAACAAAGAGTACAAAGCCGCCAATGCGCTGTATTTATCCATGCAGGATTTTGCCAGCGACAGCAATGGCGGATCTGCCAACCCGGCAAAACGTTTTGCGCCTGCAAGCGGCAGGCCGGAAGCGCAGGAGATCGCAGATCTGCGTGCATCGAATGACTATATGGCGGAGTGGTTGAGCGCGTTCCGCGGTGGCGTAACCCCGAAGACCATTTCCAACGGCCAACACAGCGCCGAGCGCTTCCCACGTCTGATGAACGCCCTGACCGAGACCGGTGGTTCACCGGCCGGTGAAGACGGCGGTTTTTTGAACCCGGTCGATTTTGACAATCGCATCATCGAGTTGATGCGCGAATATGTCGACCTGGCGAATTCGATCAACACCGAAGACGTCACTACTCTGACCGGATGGCGCGTAATCGAACAGTTTGCCGCGGCCTTGCCCCTGACCAAGACAACCACCGAGCTGGATGTCAAGGCTGACAATGCAGAAGGTGAGAGCCCTAAGTTCAACAAGATCGATTACTCGCTGGATGAATATTCCGACTTCCTGCGAGTGGGCAATAACCTGATGGCAGATACACCGGTCAACCTCATGAACTATCTTTCCAAGTGGTTTGCCAAGAAGGTGGTACTGACCAATAACAGCCTGATCCTGGCGCTGATCAATGCCATCACCGGGACCGCGGTGGCTGATTACAAAACCGCTCTGAGCGCGATCAAGACCGCTTTGAATAAGACCCTGGACCCGGCTTTTTCGGCCAGCGCGTCGCTGTTTACCAACCAGAGCGGGTTGGATTTGCTCGACCAGCTCGACGACGGCACTGGCCGCCCGCTGCTGCAGCCTGACCCCAGCCTTGCGACTGCCTTCCGCGTCAAGGGCCGCCCGGTGGTAGTGCTCTCGGATGCGCACTGGCCCAACATGACGGCGCCAATCCGCACCCGGATCGCCATCGGCTCCGGTAAGGATTACGCAACCCTGTTCAAACGCGCTGGGTTTGAATTTGCATCCACCAGCATCGGCGGATCCGCCTGGCGCTCGAACAGCACCGAAGTGCGTGGTATCGCCCGCCTGGACTGCCAGGAAATCGATACCGGCGCGATGACTGTGCTTAAGATCGTTCTGCCGTAACTAAGCCTGATTTGACTGCCGGGCGCACGATTTGCTAAGCAAATTGAGCGCGCCCGGCCCTTCCCAAAAGGAGTCGACATGGGAAACCCAATAACCAAGAACTACATGACTGACGGCGGCGATAAGTGGGTGATCGGCGGTGAACTGGTTCGAGAAGCCCCGACCGGCCTGGCCGGAACATTTACGGGCCCGATGATCAGTCGTTACGTATTCGCACCGGCTGCGGTGAGCGCCGTAGCTATCCATGCTGCAAAAGCCTTGACCGCTTCGGCCCAGCCAACCAATACTGTTACTGCGCAACCTGATTTTCCGCGCAATATAACCATTAAGGGGAACGCGGCCGGTATCGCCGGGGATGTTGTTGTTACCGGGAAAAATATCCTGGGAACTGTGATTACAGAGACTATCGCGCTGAACGGCTCTACCGAGGTCCTGGGCACATTAGCCTTTGCTACTGTGACCAATTACACGCTTCCAGCCGAAACTCACGCCGGGACCGACACGGTCAGCATCGGGCGCGGTAAGGTTTTCGGGATGCCACACATCATCGATAACGCCGGTTTTCTGTTGGTCAAGCTGTTCAATGGGTCAGCCGATACCGGCACCCTGGCCGTGGATAGCGATGAGATCGAAAAGAACGTATTTTCGCTCAACGGCACCCCGGATGGCTCAAAGATCGTCGACCTGGTCTATCTTAAATAGCCATGACCAATATCCTGACCACTGCTGAGGCGGCCAACGCGCTGCGATGTGAGACCACCGACCCAGCTATGCTCGATCTGATGGCGTCGGTAGATGCTTACATCCGCAACGCGACCGGGCATGACTGGACGGCAGACTCGCCTGTCAACCCGACTGCCAAGAGCGCGGCCAGGATGCTGCTGGTCAAGTGGCATGAGGACCCGGCCATGATTGGCAGCGCCAACGCTCTAAATTTTGGCTTATCGGCGACTCTGACCCAGCTCGAAGCTGAGGCGCTGCGGTATGTAACCTTCGAAGGTTCGAGCGGCGCCGGGGCGATTAGCCTGCCAGGCGCCGGAGTCGGCGACACCGTGCAATCGCTGGTCGGCGTTGTGGGTGTCAGTGGCAGCCAGGTGACCGCATTCGAGACCGTCGTGACGGTCAAAGACCAAATACAGCAGGTATCTACCAGCGATCTGACCGGGAAATTCTACCGGGCATACCTGGTGCCTGCGCAATCCATCTAACCATACCAGGCTGCCCGGCCTGCGTGGTACCCCTTCCCCCGAAAGGCCAGTGCGGCCCTCCTCCGCACTGGCCAATGGAGAGCGATGATCCTGAACGGTAAGGCTATCAATCCCGGTGAACTGCGCACTCGAATTGTGCTTGAGCGACCCGTGCTTACTGATAATGGCCGTGGTTTTAGCAGTATCACAAGCTATACCGTGATTGCAACCGTTTGGGCACGTTGGCAGAACGTGCATGGATCTGAGGTCTGGGCTGCCGAGAGTGCGCAGGCCAGCGAACCGGCAACGATCTTAATCCGCTACCGTTCTGATATCGATGTTGCCTGTATGGTCAATGTCGGCAGTAAGCATTACCGGATTGTTTCGATGGATAACATTGAGAATCGGAACGAGTACATCGAGTTAAAAGTCTCGAGAATGGTTAGTAAACAATAATGGCCGTCCACGGG